TTTTTGTTGAATATCAAAGCCGAAACAAACCAAGCGGATTGGCAACAAGCGAAGCTCATTATTGGGTTTATTGGTTGAGCGAAAAGCATTTTATTACAATAGAAAAAAACGAATTAAAAAAACTTTGTAGAAAATATTTAGGAACAAAAAACGATGTTTTAGGCGGGGACAACAACACCAGCAAAGGAATTTTATTACCGATAATAGATTTCTTAAAAATAAATTAAAAAAAATGTTAGAAAAATGTTAGAAAAAGTTTGTATGTTAAAATAAAGTATTATATTTGTGTATAATTATTAACCAATAAAACTAAAAACAATGAAACACTTATTTAAAAGTTTAGCGGAATTTCAACAAGAAGTTCCAACAATTCACAAAGCGACGCAAGGTTACGGCTACACGTACGCAGATTTACCAAAAATCTTTGAAGTAATTAACCCCTTGTTAAAAAAGCACGGCTTAGGGTTTACTCAATTGATTCACGGCACGGATTTAATTACAATCGTTTTTCACGTCGAAAGTGGCGAAACGCTCGAAAGCAAAACGTCGATTCCGCAAAACGTACAATTAAAAGGAATGAATGATTTCCAAGTTTTTGGAAGTGCTTGTACCTATTTGAGAAGGTACTCTTTATCAAGTTGTTTGGGATTAGTTACCGACAAAGACACGGACGCTGGTGGCGAACAAGTTAAAACCGAACCAAAAAACATTCAATTGAATGAAGTTAAAAAAGTTGCTATTGACGATAAACGATTAGCTAAGGCAATTAAGGCAATAAGCGACGGCGGTTACACAATGGACGAACTTACAAAGACGTTTGAATTAACGCCAGAACAATTAAAAACCCTTGAATTATGAAAATAAGATGCAGCTCAATTGGTAAAATAATGACGAACCCCAAAACAAAAGGGGAAACGTTAAGCCAAACAACTAAAACTTACTTACAAGAATTAGCAGTCCAAGAAGTTTACGGCATACGAAAAGAATTTAGTTCACGTTATACCGACAAAGGAAACGAAGTCGAAGAACTTTCAATTGCGCTTTGCAACGATGTTTTGAATTTAGGCTTCATTTACAAAAACGAGGAACATTATTCAAACGAATGGATATCAGGAACACCCGACGTAAACACGAACGAAATTTTATTAGACGTAAAGTCAAGTTGGGACGCGACAACGTTTCCATTTTTCGATACCGAACTAAAAAACAAAGATTACTTTTATCAATTACAAGGGTATATGTGGCTAACTGAAAAACAAGAATCATTACTTTGCTATTGTTTGATTGACACCCCTTTACAAATAGTAGAAGACGAAATAAGACGCGAACACTGGAAAGCAAGTTTAATTGAGGAAAGTTTGGATTTAAGAGCCTTTGTTCAAGCAAAGCATACATTCGGACATATACCAAAAGAAAAGCGCGTAAAAACGTTTATAATACAAAAAGACGATGTTATAATTGAAAATATCAAAACACGAATAGAAGAATGTCGCGAATATTACAATAATTTAATACAAATCTTATGACACCAAGAGAAAAAGCAAAAGAGTTGATTGATAAATATTATAATATATTACCATTAGATAAATATGTAATAACAAAAGATGAAGATTTATCGTGGGAATATAACGATTGGAAAGAAGCAAAAAAATGCGCGTTGATTGCAGTTGATTTAATTTTAAGTGAATTTTACGCGGACGATTTTTATATAGAAGTTAAACAAGAAATAAATAAACTATGATAACACTTTTAACAATACTTTTAACCCCAGCAATTGTTTGGGGTTGGGTTTGCACTATTGCACTAACTTATAATTACTTAAAAAAATGAAAGTAACAGGAAAAATTCACTTTGTGGGAGCGCTTAGAACGGTAAGCGAAAAATTCAAATCAAAAGACGTTGTATTATTAACGGACGAAAAGTTCCCGCAGTACATTACGATTCAATTCACTCAAGACAAAACAGAACTAATAACGCAAAACAACATAGGCGAACAAGTCGAAGTAAGTATTAATTTACGAGGGCGTGAATGGAAAAGTCCACAAGGCGAAATAAAGTATTTCAACACGATTGAAGGCTGGCAAATTAACGCCGTTCAAAGTGCGGTTGAAAATAAAGGTCGTGAAGCGTTAAAGGAAACGATAATTCACGAAAGTAATTTTGACAACGACGATTTACCTTTTTGATATGAAAGTAAAACTTGAATATAACTTACCAGATGACCAATTTGAATTTGAGTGCGCGGTAAAATCAACGAAAATGTATTTTGCACTAACCGAACTTAACGACGAATTACGAAGTATTTGGAAATACGAAGACCTAAAAGCAAACCAATTTGAAATGGTTGAACGCATACGGGAAAAGTTCTTTGAAATCTTAACCGAAAACGAAATAAATTTAGACCGATGTTAATAGACGATTATAGCTTACGAGCTTGTTTACTCGAAGCATTAAAAACACGAACACGAAACCAAGTTGTAAAAGAAATAAAAGGTAGAGGGGAAAAATTCCACCAATATAATATCGATAGGTTTTTAGCTGGTAAAGACGTAAGTTTAGAAACCGCAAAGAAGTTAGACAAGTATATTTACCGCTTGAAACTACAATAAGTTTACACCCCTTTAACGAGGGGTTTTTTATTTAACAAAAGTTTGTTGATAAGATTTTTTGTTACTTGTTGAAAAAATAAACATATATTTGATTAATATTTAAGCAAAGTAAAATTGGAGTGGATTAATAAAGTTGTAAAGCACCATAAAGAATGGGTTAAGATAGTTAACTCGTTCGGCGAATATTTCTTTGCTGAAGACATAGTACAGGAAACTTATTTAATGCTGATTAAATGGAGCAACGAAGACAAATTATTTACAAACGGAAACTTAAATAAAAGTTATGTTTGGTTAGCGTTAAAGAATACATTTTTACAACACGTGAATAAAGCAAACAAAATGCAAAAGGTAGATTTAGATTCAATCGCGATGTTGCCCGACGAAGCTCCAGACCTAGAAAAACACGAATCATTTAATTCTATATTAAACCAAGTTGAAAACATAGTTGACGATTGGCATTGGTACGACCAAATGTTATTTAACTTATACAAGGATTCCGATATGTCAATGCGTGAAATAAGCAAAGAAACAAATATATCGGTTACGTCTATTTTCCACACGCTGAAATATTGCAAAACACGAATCAAAGAAAACATAGGAGAGAATTACCAAGATTATAAAAACAAAGATTACGAACTAATTAAATAAAAATTATGGCAAAGAAAAAATTAACTAAGATTGACATTGAAGAAAACACATTAATCGAACCGACTGGATTAGGTGACACGATAGAAATTGTTTTAGAAAAAACAGGAATAGCAAAAGTAGCTAAATGGATATTAGGCGAAGATTGTGGGTGCGAAGAACGAAAGGAAAAACTTAACAAATTATTTCCATACGCAAAACCAAAATGTTTAACTGAAGACGAACACGCTTACTTAACGGAAAGCAAAGTTTTAGCAAAGAACGTTTTAATTCCGAGCGAACAACGCGAACTACTTAAAATATACAATAGGGTATTCTCACAAAAAAGGCAACCGACAAGTTGCGGAAGTTGTTTAAGGGAAGTTGTAAACGGATTGAACAAAGTTGTAAACGAATACAAAGAAATTCCAACTATTGAAAGTTAAAATTAACAGCATAAAAACAGCAGAATAATGAGCGCAGAAGATATACAAAAACACGAATTTAAAAAAGGCGAAAGCGGTAACTTAAGCGGAAGACCGAAAGGCTCAAAGAACCGTAGTACAATAGCACGTCAATACTTAGATTTAATTACTAAACATAAAAACGTTTTAACGGGCGAAATAGAATCACTAAGTCAAGAAGAAATGATTACGTTAGCAATGTTGAGCAAAGCAAGTAAAGGAGACGTGAACGCTTACAAAGCGGTAATGGATAGCGCATTTGGAGCGCCTAAACAAACAACCGATACAAACCTAAACGTCTCGGACTTTGACGTAAAAGACTTATTCAAAATTGATAGTATTAAACCAGAAGTTTAATTATTTAGGTACGGACTCGCGTTACTTTATTGTAACAGGCGGTCGTGGTTCGTCGAAGTCGTATAGCGTCACTACGTTCTTATTATTGCTTACAAAGGAAAGCGGACACGTTGTATTGTTTACTCGTTATACTTTAGTGAGTGCGTCTATTTCAATCATTCCCGAATTCATAGAAAAGATTGAGTTAATGGAAATGCAAGAAAATTTTATCGTAACAAAAGACGAAATAATAAATATTCAAACGGGTAGTAAAATAATATTCAAAGGAATCAAAACAAGTTCTGGAACTCAAACGGCAAACTTAAAATCTTTGCAAGGGGTAACGACTTGGGTACTTGACGAAGCCGAAGAACTAACGGACGAAGACACCTTTGATAAAATAGATTTATCAATTCGACACAAGACAAAACAAAACCGAGTAATCCTTATTCTCAATCCAACGACAAAGGAACATTTTATTTACGACAAGTTTTTTGAAAGCAAAGGAATCGAACAAGGTTCAACATTAATAAAAAACGATACGACTTACATTCACACGACATATTTAGACAACCTTGAAAATTTATCGGAATCATTTTTAACCCAAGTCGAAAATATCAAAACACGAAGACCTGAAAAGTACAAGCATACAATTCTAGGGGGGTGGTTAGACAAAGCCGAAGGAGTTATATTTACCAATTGGAAAATAGGACAATTCAGGGAAATAGGAACAAACGTTTACGGACAAGATTACGGATTCAGCGCAGACCCAACAACCTTAGTCAAAACAAACATAGACAAAGCAAACAAAGTTATTTACGTCAAGTTACTATTTTATAAGCAAGCATTAACGACAAGCCAGATAGCACGATTGAATTCCGAGTTTGCTGAAAAGGATTTAATCGTTGGGGACAATTCCGAACCGCGATTAATAAGCGAACTTAACGCACTTGGTAATAATGTAGTTCCAACAATCAAAGGAGCGGATAGCGTAATTTATGGAATTAGTTTGTTGCAGGATTACGACTTGGTAATATCCGAAGATAGCATTGACTTGATTAAAGAACTAAACAACTATTCGTGGTTAGAAAAGAAAAGCAAAACGCCAATAGACAAACATAACCACGCTATCGACGCTTTACGTTATGCGGTATCGTACCAATTAGCGAACCCAACAAAAGGTTTATATTTTATAAGATGACGAACGATTTAAACGTAATGGTTGCCGTAGTTGAAGAATACATTTACCAGCGTAAAGGCGTTAAGGTAAAAATAAATATGAGCGACTCACGAAAGTTTGTATTACATTTTGAAATGTTACTTTACGCTTACGAAATCGCGGTTGCATATAACAAGAAAACGAAAACTTAATTATATAAATATGAAATTAGATTTAACCATACCGACTGATTTAAACGAAATTACCTTGGGGCAATACCAGCAATTTGTAAAGGTAAAAGAAACGACTAACGATAACGAAATGTTAGCCGAAAAAATGATTCAAATCTTTTGTGGAATAGAACTCAAAGAAATAGTAAATATTAAGTTTACGGAAGTTAAAAAATTAGTGGAACATTTTAACAAATTGTTTTCCGAGACACCGAAGTTTGTACCGACTTTTAAAATCAAGGAAATGGAATTCGGTTTTATTCCTGATTTACAAAATATTAGTTTTGGCGAATACGTAGACCTTGAGGAAAACTTAAAAAGTTGGGACACTTACCACAAAGCAATGGCGGTTATGTATCGTCCAATAAAGATAAAAGTAAAAGGCGGACACGAATTAATTGAGTACACTGGAACGGCGGAATTTTCCGATTTAATGAAGTTTGCACCGCTTGGAGTAACGTTAAGCTCGTCGGTTTTTTTTTGGAATTTAGGAAGCGAATTACTACAAAGTACGA